TGATGCCGCGCGATTCCGTAGCTCTCCGATGGAGTAATCCGGCACGTCCTCCACTAGCCACTCGTTTTCCGGCAACATGTGCGAGTAGGTAACTGGCGCACCTGAGGTGTCCCAAATCAGCAGCCGCTTATTTTCGTACGTCTGTTTTCTGAAGCATTCGACCGCGCGCTTCGCCAGCTCGGGGCGGTCGCGGGTGAGCATGATCGCGCAAACGGTTGGTTCAGTCATCGCACCCACTTTCTCATTCGCTCTAAGCCAGCGTCGGTGAATGCGATGGTGGCTTTCTCAATGTCTTTGGTCGCGAACCCCCGTTTAACTAAATCGTGCATGTCTATTTTCATGAAAGGGTTATTGAACCACGTCCGCCATGGTCCCTGGTTTCGGTCCACGGCGCGGAAAACTCCGCGATTACGATTGGCGCGCCATCGCCGCGCTTCGGACCAGTCGAGAAACTGAACCCGTGAAATGCTGCGCTGTTGAGTGTGATTCTTGGCATGGTTTCCTTTAAGGGCTGCCGGGTCGCGTCCAACGCTTCCACGATGTCGCTGTACAGCACACCGCTTGGAGCAGCAGCCCACGAAAGTCTATCACGAACCTGCGCACATGCGCAATACCATCAGTACTACCACTCGCGATACGTTTCCGGTCTGCCGAACACCTGCGTCTCAACCTTCGGCACCAATCGAGCAAACGCCATGATGAGCGATTCCGCCCGGTCAGGCGATGAACTGCCGCGTGCTCGCGCTTCGTCCTTGTGCTCAATCTCGACTGTGCCTTTGGGCAGCTCCCGATACCGGATATCGCTCAACTGGGCTTTGGTGTCTTCGTCGGTGATTCCGCGAATGTCGCCGCCGCGCATCAGCTCTCTCACGTAAAAGTAGGCGTCCGCTTTCGCGTTCTGATACTGCCGCGGATTCAGCGCCGCGTCACCGGCTTTGAACTCCCGCACGTCGTAGTCCTGCCGGGCGATGGCCGCCGCGAAGTGATAGCCGATTCCCACGACGTCGGCCATGATGACGATGGGGATGTTTCCGAACCGGCCCTTCAGGCGTGACAGGAACATCAGCACGTCTTGAAACGGGTCGGGCTTGCTCCATGCCTCGAACGCCACAATGAACGGTCCAAAGCGTGCGGTGATGCTGGTTTCGTCTTCGCCGGGCCCCGCGATGTCCAACCCGATTTGCAGGAACCCCCGACCCTGCGACCGGATGTCGTTGAAGATATTCGTAAACTCGACTTCGTCGTAGGGAAGCGCGGCTTTTTCGATCCATGGTAGTTGAAAGACGCTGTCATCCGCCTGCGTCGGGAACTCCCCGAGAACGCGGGAGAGAAACCGCGGGTTGGTCGGACCCCACTTGTAGTACATTTCCTTGACCCACCTTCGCCTGGTGAGCCACGGAAACGGCGCGTAGTCGAGTTGGTCCTCGGGGAGCTGAAGAAGCGATTCGAGCGTTAAGCCTTCGAGGTTCGGTGTGTCGAAAGCTGAGATGGTGATGCACTCGACGCCTCCGCGACCCTTCGTGAAGTCGTCGAACACCGGACCGCTGGGCACGGTCGGGTTGCACAGACTGACTTCGCGCACGTCGCCGGCGCTTCGGATTCCCTCAATGGCATCGTGAACGTCCGAAGCGATTCCGATCGCCTCGTCTTTGATGATGAGCACGCGCTTGCCGTGAAATCCCTGGGCGTTGACGCCCTTCGCCGAGCTGAACCCGAGCGCGTAGCACTTATCAGAGAGCTGCCATCCGGTCGTCGTTCGTTCGGGCAACCGCGCCTTGGCGGTTTCTTCGAGTGCCCGCAACGCACCCTCGATTTCATTCCACAGAAGTTTGACCTGGCGAAGCGTCGGCGCGATCGTCAACACGATCGATTCTGCATCACTCAAGATTTCATACGGAACATCGCCGGCTACCGTGAAAGTTTTGCCAGACCCGTGGCAGCCCTTTACCGCCGTCCGGCGCTTGGTGGATATCGCCTCACAGATGCGGCGCTGTTTTGTCCACAGCTTTCGTCTGAGAAGCTTTTCCTGGAAGTCAACCGCGCTGAGCACTACGCGGATTGAATCAGCGAGCGAAGCGTCGTCACGAGAGGATTACCATCGCCATCGGTGTGCTGAATCGTCTGGCGATCGCCGTACTTCTCTGGCCGCAGCTTGGAAAGCAACCACTTCCGGGTATCGACCTGAAGCCGCCTGTGCTCAATCATGTCCCCCGTGGTGACTTTGGTTACCACGCCGTCTTCGTCGGCCTCGGTTTTAATTCCAACTGCCGGCGTGTCCGCGATCTCCAACACCTGCTCAGCCAGCATGTCGTAGCCTGTGCTTCTCGCGCGCGCGTACTGTTCGGAAAACTCTGAACGCTCGCGAACCCAATCGCAAACTGTTGGAGCTGAAGGGAATCCTTCGGTCTTGCAAATCTGCCTCAGGGTCTCACCCAACGCCAAGCGCCGGCAGATTTCGTTTCCTACTTCTTCGGTGTACATTCAGAAATTAAACCGCCGCGCCTCGGAGGGAAACGCGCCGGCGGGTCAGTCAGTCAATCTCTCGTCGTTAGTTTGGATACTACGCCATGTCCCGGTTGCCTGTCAAGCGCCGTCGCTGAGGTCGCGGTTTCCGGGCAGCCTTGCGCCTTTGGTATTTCCGGCCAATCGCAACGAACGCGCCAAAAGTGTTTCGCGGCTCTTGTTGATGGAGCCCGCGCCCTCAAACCACGTTCCGCGCGGCGCTTCTTTGCTGGTGAAATGGAATCCTCTGCCGAGGCATTGCCCGCACGCTCTTCGGTGTTGTTCGTTTCCGCCAGGTGCGAGGGTTCCGGTTCCTTTGCAAACTCCACAGCGTCGGCGCGGCATTCTTGACCGAAGTGTTCCTACTCCTTCGCTGCGTCGAAGTCGTTGGCGTTCCGCGCGTTGTTCGCGAAATTTCGCTTGATATTCGGCGTTGTAGCTCATGCGACCTTTTTGGTCTCGCGCGCGTATTCGTGGCGTCGTTTCATCTGTGGAGCTTCCGGGTCGCGGCTTCGGCGCGGCCTATGGAACTTTGGTTTACGGCTGAGGCGATAACGATTTTGGGCTCGCTGATGCGCGTTTTCAAGAACCTGCGCAGCGAGTTCTCTTTCCCATTGTTCCATCACTGAATTACCTCCGCATATAATTCGGGGGCTTTTGCGCGAACCGCCTCGATCAGCTTCCGGGCGGTGAGTCGCTCACCTTTGGCATAATCCAGCGCCATTCTGAATGTGTGCGAGTTCCCGCACTTGCTCAGGCTCTTGAACTCGTCAAGCTCCCGGGCGAGATAATCAGCCCTATCTTCACTGGCGTTTGCAGACTCCTGGCATTTAAGGGCATAATCTTGAGCTTCGCGGAGTTCGGTGAGTCGCATCTTTTCATCCGTCCTTAGCGGGTCGATGCAGGCTGGAGGAAGTTTCTCGCAGTCCGTATCGGGGCCGAAGTGGGCATAGGCAGATCTGCGCGAGCGGAACACCTCGTCACAGTGGAAGCAGCGCCAGGTTTTTCGTTTTCTCATTTCAACCCCATCAGCCGGTCGCGCTCCATGTTCGCCCAGTCCGCTGCGTTTGGGTCCATACTCGACCGCTCGCGGCCTTTCGCGCATTTGCAAAAAGAGTACGGGCAGTCGTTTGGTGGTGTGATATCGCCGCCCACTAAGCCGGTGTCGTGGCAGCACAAGCAGTCTGGTGAGTTTGCGGGTGCGTCGGGGTATTTCTTGCTCATTAGTTGTTTTCCGCGTTCATCGCCTTATCAAAGCGCCGATTGATTTCCTCGCACTCTTCGATGGTGCGTTCGCCGCTGAGAAGATGCCGCGATACCGACATCTGCACACCTTCGCTCTGCGCCCAAGCCTGAAGCGCATCCTCGCATTCTTCGGTGTCGCGTTCCGACGGTGGGTAGTGCTCCCAGTTGACTTTGAATGGCAATGTGCGCGCTCCGCGCGCCATCACGAAAACATCGCATTGGTTCCCGCTGGAAGTCACCATCTCGAAAATCTTCTCGGAGCGGCCTCGGCTTTTGATTCGATGTTGGCTCACGCTGTCGCCGCCATTCTGCCACCCCGAAGAATTGCCTCCACCTCGCGCGCCTCTTCCCAGGAAAGCGGAATCGGTTCCCGGCGCCCACCGATCGGCGTAGCTCGCGCAATCGCCCGGCGTTCGCGTTCGGAGAGACGTTCGAAAGACACCGGTTTTCGTTCTCTTAGTTCAAGGGGGTTAGGGGAAGGGTAGGGGTGTTGTGATGTAACACCTGATGTAACAGGTGTTGTAACAAGCACATACAGCCAGAATCGCGGCGTGCGCTTCGCGCGTTCGATGAAACCGCGCTCGCAGAGCCGGTCAATCCAGCGGTTCACGGTCGCCCGGCAACACCGGCAGCGCCGGGCGATTTCGCCCTGGGACATGAAGATACCCATGCCGCGCTTTTTGAACCAGTGAAAGAGTCTGAGGATTTCGCGCGCGATGCTGTTGAGCCGCGCCCACTCGGAAGGAATCATATTGCCTCCACCAAGGCGGAAACTCGGGGCCCGGTGTGGTGGCACCAGGCCCGTCGTCTCCCGTTTAGAAAGTGATCGGACAATTTCAGCTTATCACGGCTTGAACACCCTTGCAATGTGCTGAGCCAGAGGAAACGGTATCTTGGCTATTTGAGCGGAAGCGGCCTTCCAAGCGTTGAATTTGCTGCTCATCATCGGCATTCCATTCGGCGAGTCGCGCCACTCCTTTGCAAAGCCTTTCTCTTGGCCGCAATCCCGCTTGTTCACGTGCCCCACTGTTTTGGAAACGCCATCGCGTTCATATTTTGCGCCCGTCACATTTGCCAGAATACGTCCAGCGTGAACGCCTCCGCACTTCTTGATGTTTTGCGCCGCTGTCACATTGAACCCTTGCGGGATATAGCTCGACTTATCCGACCCGGACCAACTTATCCCAGGAACCTTCGCCGCGCACAGGGCGAACGGCATCAGCGCCGGAACATCGCCCCACAAATAGTAGGGCCCAAAGTGCCAAGCGGCTTTTCCTACCCATTTCTGAGCGCCGCGGACATTCTCAACTACCAGCGGGACCTGGGCCTCTTGCGCGATCCTAAAACAAGCTTCGAAGAGATAATTATCCGGTGGTGGAAGTGTTCGGGCCCTGGTCCACGGCATTGCGCGATAGCTGTACGCCTGGCACGGTGGCGATGCCACAATCACCGCCGCGTCCCGGAACTGCGAGCCGTGGAGCGTCAGAACGTCTTGCAGCACCAATTGGCCGGGATAACCGCCAGTCCCGTAATCGTGCCGCTCGATGTCGAACCCGATAACCCGATACCCTTCGGCGAGAAACCCATCAGCCCAACCCCCTAGGCCGCAAAACAGGTCGATGCACAGCGGCTTTACTTCGGGCATTTGGCAAGGCTCTCACCCAGCACCTTACCGAGCTGCGCAATCGGGTCGTATGCTTGCCGCCGATCCATCGTCAAAGCGATTTCCGTGCGCATCAGGCCACTTTCGCGATACCAGGCATGAAAACCTTCGATTGAGGCCGGGAAATCCTCTCCTGCAATGAGTGTCAGCGCTCCACGGGCTCTTTCACGGGCGTGCCAGTCCTTCTGATGCTGGGATGCTGTGGTGTAGTTGGCCCCGCCGCCGCGATTCTCGCGCTTAAGGCGCTTGAATTCAATCCACATGACTTCCGCGCCAGCGGCGATAACGTCTGGTGTGTGGTTCCCTGGGCCCAGCTCCCCATATCGGATGTATAGGTGGTCCGCCATTCCCAGCTCGCCGAAGCCCTTACCCCACTCGCGCCGGCTTACCGGGTCCGTGCGCAGCGCGCGCCAGCCGTCCAGCTCCAGGAGCTGCGTGCAGGTGTTTTGGATGTGCGCTTCACTGAGAGGCTTGGGTTTCACTTTTTCAGCCCTCGAAATTCTTCAATGATGATTTGCGCGATGTGATCCACCACTGCGCTCCGGTAGCCGCCCGGCATCGCTTGTTCGGCCCGCATCCCTTCGGTGAGGATTCGGTGCGCTGCATGGTAGGCCCGGCGCTCGATTGCCGAAAGAATCGGAACGTAGGGTTTACGCGGCTTAGTGAGCAGGACGGGCTTTACTTCCCCCACCGTCTCCCCAATTCTCGGCAGAGAATACCCGTGATGATTCCGATGACCCATGCGACCCACACCTCTTCAATCGGGACCATCATAAAACGCGAATATGTTCGCCCCTCTCTAAGAGTTTAGCCCCCGGTACAGTGTTGGGGATTGTGCCGACGCCTTTGCAGCGCGGGCATTCGCCTCCAGGTGCTTCGCCGCGGTTCTCCATCCTGGAGCATTCCGGGCACGGAACGCGCTGCGCGAGTGCCTCGCGGATGCGTTCGGTGTCTGGCTGCACTTCGATGGCGATACCTTCAACTCTGTCGATGTCCGCAGCCTTTAAGAGCGCTTGCCACTGAACACCGCGCATCGTCACCGCAACGTTGCGATATTCGATCGGTAGCACCTCAACCTCGGGAACGTCCAACGCCTGCACACCCCCATTATTTTGTATCCGCAATCCACCGCCTGGAGTGGCCTTCAGTTCCCGGACGCCGAATTGTTGCATAACCGCGAGCGCGTTCGCTTTCAGCCGGTCGATATCACCCACAGCAGCGGCCCGGATATTCTGCAATCGCTCGATTTCGTCGTTGCACTGCCGCGCCGTCGCTTCGCGCGAGCGAATCAGCCCCATGTAGCTGGTCACCTTCGCCGCTTCCTTGGTCAAGTACTCACGGAGCTGCTGGTCGATCACTTTCAGCGCTTCTGAATCGCCTTCGGCTTCTGCTTGCTCTCGAAGGTCAACAAGCTGCTGGAGTGCGGCTTCGATGTGATAGAGAGAGATGCTCATCTTACAGGCCTCCATCCTTGGGCACGGCGTTCTTTCGCGAGTTCGATTTGATACACCGGAACGCCGACCGTATAGCTACCATCGTCGTTCTCGTGTGCACCCTCTGGTCCTTCTGGGCATCCGCGATAGGCGCGATTCATGCACGTCTGCGTCGGTGGACTGCTCGTATTCATCGAGCCTCCACCAGCCAACGGCGCGCGATGCTGGAACGCGCCTGGAGCCCAGCACCGCCGCCCGATGCAACGCTTGTCGATGAACGAGTAGCGCGCGGGGTCACCTTTGCGTTTGAAGTTCACTCACGCTCCGGGACGTTCTCGCGCACGTAGTCTTCCGTGGTGTATGCCGGCGTCCGCTTCTTTCCGGCATCGCTGCGTCGTTTCTTCGGCGGCGCTGGTGGTGCGATCGCTTCTTTCGGACAGAGTTTCAGCGCGCATTCTATCGCGATGTCGCGTTGAGTTGGCGTGAGCACTTCCAACGCTTCCGCCATCACGTGTGCGGCGTGAGCCATTCGAGCTGTGTTGGTCATGATTCATCTCCTTCCGTGAGAACCAGTTTACTCAAAGCGTGTTGAGCGGTCGTCTTGTCGGGCCGAATCGCGGCCAATCTGCCACGATAGAACACCTGCCATGAACCGCCCACGGGTTCAACGTATCCGAGCGTTTCCGCCCCGTAGGTGAGTGTCGAGCGCTCGCTCGTAAACTCTTCCTCCCAGCAATAATTCACGGCCATATTCCCTCACTTTCAATCTTTTACACCACCGCGCCGCCTTTCAGTGAAGACCTTATTCAGCAAGCGCGGTGGGTTTCTGCTTCCCATTGGTGACGCCAGCGGGAGAGCGAGAAGTCTAGAACGGCACATCGTCGTCAGTGATGCCGCTTGTGATTCTGTCGTCGGCCGGTGCCACGCCGCGCGCGTTCTCGATAACCTGCCACACATCCAACATGCAGCGCTTGAGCGCCGGAATCGGAATCATTCCGCCCTTCGGGTACTTCGTCCGAAGCTCGCCCGTCACGCGCTTGTATTCGTCGATACCGTGAGTTCCAGCGGCCGCGGCGCATTCCTTTTCCAAGAAACCAAACGCCGTCAGCGGCGCACCTTTTTCTTTCAGGTCGATCGACTTAAACAGCAGTACCAATTCTTCCGGTACAGGTCGCGCGTCCGCTTCGGGCTCGGGCTGTTCCGGTTCCGGCGCTTTCTTTTCATCGGGGTCGATGTCCTGCGTGAAAAACTCTGACGCCGATGTCGCGTTGATGGTCGCTCCCACATGCGCGCGTTTCTGCGCCATCTTCAAAAGCGTGTTGACCTGGTCGAAGATTTCCGGATTTGGCTTACGTCCGACTTCCTGCGAGGTGATACGCTCATCGGTCGCGCTGAACCCAGCTCCACATCCGCCCTTGAAGCCAGCGCACCACCAGCTTTTTTTCTTGGTGAAGATGATGGCTTCGGCTCCACATTGCGGGCATTTCTGCGACGACTTCCGGTATCGGTATTTCACCTCCCAGGAGTTGCATTCCCCGATGGCTTCGCCCATGATGAAATCCCCGCGCATGAGCTGGCAGACCACCATGTAGCGAAAGAACGGCTCCCCGCCGTGGCGCTCGCCGGTCCAGTCCTCCTCGACCTTCATGAGTTCCATCGGGAACCTCGGCACGAGTCCGAAAAGGTTATCGAGCTTTTGCGCGCCCGGCTGTAGCAGCGTGGCTTTCCCGAGACCGGCCACCTTGCCGTAGTCCTCGCCGTCCTGCATCAGCTTCGAGAAAGCTTGCTTGATGACGTCGCGGCGCTCCAGCGCGTATTCTATTTTCATGATTGGCGCGAAGCGAGCGCGTTCGGCTTCAACCCCAACCGCGATATCGGCCGCGTTCAGCGGCGCAAGATCCAGCACTTCATTCGGCATTGTCAAACCTCTCGTTCAGTTTACGTATCAGCTCGTCGCGGTCAATCCCCCACTTGGCCCAGAACTTTTTACCTAGTCGATGATGTGATTCCGGGCCGGTTCGATGGTGCCAACCACACAAAGGCGCGGCTTCTCGGTCGGGACATTTCTGTGAAAGTCCGCGCTCTCCAATGTGGGCGCTCTCGGTCCCGCGATGTTGTCGCGCGAACACATCCATAAGCGATTCCCAAGACTGAAGGCCGGCGAGAATATCGCTCCACAACACCACGAAACAGCACACGCACGGCAACGAGCGAATCCACTCCAGATACCGGGCGTCCCGTCCCGTTTTCTTACGGGTGGCCGACCTCATTTGCGCGCTCCGAATCTGCCCAGGTTCGGAATCGGGCCCTTGGTTAAGGCGATATCTAAGGGGAACTTTTTGAGCCGCTCGATCATGCTGTGTGCTTTGACGCCGCACTCCTTCGCCCAGTCGGACGCGATCATTCGCCGACCTTCAAACTCAATCCACCTATTGTTACGGCGGTTGTGGTTTTGCTCTTCAGATGTCGCCCACTTCACGTTGCCGGGTTCATAGTTCCCGTTGTTGTCGATGCGCTCTATTGAATACGCCGCGCTAGGGCGAACCCCCACATATCGAAAGAACGCCGAGAAGTCGTTACGCCACGCTGGATAGACCGAAATCCCCCGACCACCGTAGTTCACGTACTCCGGATGTTTTGGATTCTCGCACCGCTGGATCATGGCACGGAGCACTTGATATTCCGGCGTCTTATAGGCTCCATGAGTCCTTGAAAAGCTGTGACCCCTTTGGAACTGATTCTTTGGGTTTCGGTTCACAGCTTCGCCCTCTGCCAACTCGGAGCGATAAGCGCGCTCGATGGTGGCTTCTTGCACGCGGGTCCGTAATGTTCCTCGCCGCAATCGCAGCAATAGATTTCCGCGTACGCCTCGACCTGCGTCTCCGTGGTCTCCGGTTTCAGCTCCGCATCCGCGACCAACACGCGCATTCGCTGTTCGGCGTGGGCTTGGGTCGGCGCTTCGAGCATGGCTCGATACGACAGGGTTTGGATGAGGTGCGTTTCAAATTGCATCGCGTCGCCTCAGAGCATCGGCCTCAATCTTGCGGTAAATGATCCCCTGCGCGGACTTGTCGTCATCTTTAGGAACCGAAACCGAGTACAGTACGTCCACCGATGCCTCAAGTCCCGCTTCGATAAGTGTGTGAGCGATTTTCAAGGCCTCAACGCGATCATTTAGGCCGCTGACTACAGCGATACGATTGTTCCAGATCATTGCTCATTCACCCTTGGGTTATTCGAGTCTGCGCAGTCGTAGCAGAGTTGCGTTCCATCCGCGAGCCGCACGTCGTACTCGACCACCTTCCCGGCCGCAAAGCAGCTTTCACAGCACGCGTCCTCATCAACTACGGTGCCTTCGCCTTCGCACACGCGGCAGTTGGCCGTCCCGTGGTAGCCGGTCACGGAGTCGATATTTCCGATTTCGTGCTCGCCGGTGCCTTGGCAGAACGAGCAGACTTTGTATCCGGGGATATTGCAGGTTTTTGCTGGCGTCATGTCTCTATACTAAACTGCGCACATGCGCAGTGCAAGAGAAAAAGCGTCCTAGTACGTTGGTTCTAGGGCCTATCGATCGTTGCGCACCAGATCGCCGCCAGGTCCACCCGTCTTGTGCCCATTGGTGCGCGCGAAATAAAACGTCACAATCATCACCAGCAACGCATCGTACGTTCGCGGCACGTCGCGGCCTTTGACCATCATGAGAATGTAGCCGATGAGCACCGACACCGCGATGATGGCTTGCGTTGATTCCCAGATCAGGTTAATGCGGCGCTGCCCGGCGCGGATCAAGGATTCCGGCGTTGGGACTGGTATCTGAACTTGGGTGTCGATTTCGACCGTGCTCATGCGCTCAACGGAAATTATGCCACAAAACCGCTAGTGTCCGTTAAGCTTGCCTTCGATGCGGGCGAGCGTGGCGCTGTTGGAAGCCTCAAGCTGTTTGATAACTTCGAAGTTGCCGCGGTCGTCTGCGATGTGGACGGCGAGTTGTTGCCGGTTCTCCGCGTGCTTCTGATCGAAGTCGATTCTTAGGGAGGTCTGATTAGCTACCAGTTCATCGTGCTTTTCGCCGAGGTCGTCTTTTACTTCCTGTTGGTGCGCGAGCAGCTTTGCTTCGCCCTTGGCCTGGTTCAATTCCATGCGGGCCACGGCGTTCTGAATCTTCAGCCCGATGAACGCGAGCGCGACCATCCCGGCGCCTTCGATTACATGTATCACGGTTTCAGGGCTCTGGAAGAATGCCTGCACGCTATCGATGTCCACGAAGGGAGGATGCTGTCACGTCTTGTCTCGTTACGGCTTCTCTGGCGCGTTAGCACCCTTCGCTGGGGCTTGGTTCGCATCGGCGAGCGCCTGTGGTGTGGATGGCTGGCCGACCGAGCCTCCCGTGGTGTTCCAGTCTTTTGAAACGAACCCGAGCACCGCTACCACGATGGACATCTGCACACCCTTGTCCTTGAATGCCGCCGCGAAGTCGCCCTTGTACGCTGATGCCTGAACTACACCAACGACCACGGAGGCGATACCGACAAGGTTGGTTTTCCAGTTCTTCGCGAAGGCGGGCGGGAACGTGATGTTCATTTCGGGGATTCTACCACAGGTGGCTTGCGCGAAATCGTGACCGTGATGGTCAGCCCGTCGAGCACGTCCGTCGCGGCTTGCTTGAGCGCCGGAATGATGCGCGCCGTCACCGCGTCGATCATTTTCGCTTCGAGTTCATCAAGCACCGGCTCGATCGCGGCAGCGTCTTTCTTGGGGTCGCCAACGTCACCGATGAGGCTCATTGTTTCCCTTTGTAGCACACGGTCATTGTGGCGCGGTCGAGCGTTGGAATCTCCTGCGTTGGATGCTGCAACTTCCCGACGATTGTGAAAAGGTCCTGGTCCGCGCTCTGAATCGCGTTAACTTTACCGTCGAGCTGTAAATCGAAGTCGATGCAGGCCGGACGCGCGATCGTGGGAACGACGTACGACTGGCGCGCGCATCCGCATAGCACCAGCGCAAGGCCAAGCATTCCAGACCGCTTCATCGGGTCCTCGGGAATGGGAACGGTCCAGGCATCGAGCCAGCGAACTGAAGCAGCCACAGCACGGCAACGATAACAGCCACCACCACGAGGATGATGTAGATGACCTTCCTGATCGGGTCGGGGATTCCGGGAATCTGCGACAGCACCCAAAACGCGAGGCCGAGCAGAATCAAAAACGCGAGGATGTAAATCGCTCCTTGAATCATGGCCCTATCATCGCACAAAAGAAAAGCGCCGCCTCCCTTGCGGGAAAACGGCGCTTCTATTCAGGTCACAAGCTGGGCGCGGCCCAAGGAGGAAGTAGTCAAACACCTGCCGCGCCCGCGTTTGGGTAGTTAGGCCACGTCGGAAGCCCGCAACCTGAAACCTTCTACTTTGAAACGATAGTGCCCGGCGTCACCAAGAACTGCGCAGCGGCTCCGGGAAGTTCCGGGTCGAGAACGACAGTGATGGTGAGGGGCCACGAGAACCCCGCATCGCCGTTCGCCTGGTGCGTGTTCACGCTGATGTTGACCGGACCGTTCGACGCGACCGCCCCCGATACGACATCGAAAGTGAATTGCGAATTTGGAACTGGAGTGTTGGGAACCACAGCGACATTTTCGATAGTGGCCGCCGTGGGTTGATCGTCAGTGGGTTGCGGAAGTCCTCCCGGCAACGCGACTACGTTGGGTGTCGGGTCGGAATCCTCGGTGACCAGCAGTACGCCGACCATCTTTTGATTCGTGGTGATTGTTCCTAGGGATTGAGCCATGCCGAGATTATACTCCCGTTTTGTTTCAAGGCCACGACACCGCGCCCGCGACAACCGCAGTCTGTCCGCTGATCGATCCATTCGTTCGGATGTTGGTCGAACACTGCCAGCCCACACTTACAGCCGGGATCGCAGTCCAGGAACCTTGCGCCGGAATCGCGGTCGCGGTGGGGTTGATAAGAAATAGGCACATCACGTCACCCAGGTTCCAGAGCGAGCTGGTGGGTGTGTTTCCCGTTGAGAGCAGCGTTGCGGTCTTGAGCGAGCCGAGCGAACCGGGCACGGTGTTGTTACACGAAAGAGATAGGTAAATCGCGGCGCCGGCGGATTTGAAAGCTGTACAGGTCGTGCCGTCGCCCTGCGCGGCCGTCACGTTGAGCACAAGCGCCGGCGGATGAATCAGAAGGTTTGCGTCGTTCATCAAGGTTGGAAGGTCCTGGCCTTTGGCGGTCGAGGGAGCCCCGAACGACTGGAACAGAAACAGAACGGGAATGAGAGCTTTTAGCATTTCGATTCTCCTTTTAGGTCGAGACTTGCTGGCCGAGCAGCATCAGTGTTTCTTCGAGGCGCCGTCGCGCCACCAAGCCAGGCAGCACATCGCCCTTGTGGTCCTTCACGAACTGATCAAGTGTCGCTTGGCCGGCCATCACACGTTCAAGGGCGCCGATTCCGCAGTTGAACCCGAACGAAACGAGCGCCGCGGCGTCTGCCACGCCCTTTCCTGAGCCGACCTTGGCGAGCAGCGGCGCCTGGTCCTTCTCAAACAGGGCTTGCGCTTCGGCTTGAGTGATGACCATTCCAGGTGTGACATCAGCTCCGGTGTGGCCTATGCCGATCGTCCAGACGCCGCCCGAGTCCTGGTAGGCCATCAACCGGCAGCCCTCGAATACCGCAATGAGCGCCGCGGCGAGTTCAGCAACCGTTACAGGATTCATTTCGCCTTCTTTCCGCGTCGGTATCCCAGCCAAAAGCCCAACACGAACGGCACCGCCGCGAGCACAACAAACTGAACCACCGCAACGCCGTACTCCTCGAGATAAGGCTTTAGGGTGTCCACGTCGTCACCATCGGCGCAGCGGTTCGATACCAGCTCGAAGGAGCGAGCCCACCTGCCGGCCCAGGCGTCGGAGCCGCACAGAAATACAGATAGCCCGCCGCGTCGACGGCGTATTGCCCGGACCCGTTCGAAGTCAATCCCGGACACAACCCCGGACCCGCCGGCGGCGCCACTATGTAGGTAAACGAGATGGAATTAAAGCTTGCGAGACACGCCCCACCACCACAGGCAAAGAAGCTCCCCTGCGTGATACCGGGAGGAATCACCAGAGAGAGAGCGTTAACCGCGGCTGAGGCCGCCGTCATGGTCCACGGCTTCGTGGAAGTGGTCAACGTAACCGTGGCGTCGTAGGACAGGCAGGATATCGTTACCGCCGTGTACGTCGTTCCCGGGCCTACCGTGGGGGTCACAACGGTAATCTGAGGAGCTGGGCAGAGTGACGCGGTCGGAATGACCGCCTGAGCGAACAGCGAACCCGCGAAGACAGCGAACAGAATGGTTTTCATTTGCCGCCCCAAGTGTAGCCGATTCCGCCCAGCAGCTCCGGGCTCGCGCCTGACGCGGCTTTATTCTGGATACCGAAGAGTTGAGCCGTCAACCCACTCAGCCAGCGCCACAGCGCCCCGCCGCCGCCCGCGAAGGCTCCTGTGGTGGAAGTGCTCGAAGTCGCTACGCCAGCCGTCGCCAGCCCGAGAAAGTAGAGTGTGCCGCGCGAGGTCTTGAAGCTCCGCAGAATCGTCGCTACTCCGGTGGTGGTGCTGATGGTCGGCGTTTTACCCTGGGCTGGAACCGCCTGGTACAACGTGAAGCTGTACGCCTGCGCGGTCGTCGAAACCGGAAGCGCGAGCGCGGCCCACCCGGAATAATGCGGAGAATACGAAGAGTTGTAAATGGAACCCACACCCGCCCAGTTCGGGAGAGCGGGCATGGGTGACTGCGCCACACACATCGGCGAGAAAAGTGCGGCGAAGAGCAAGAGCTTCACGCGAGTTTCCAAAAGTACTCGTTGCCGAACATCGCGAAAGGCAACACAACAAAGGCATACTTCACGCCGTTCTGGGTATACGGGTCGCCGGGCTTGAATGCGGTTTGAGCCGCTTCGCTCGCGAAATAGTAGCCGCCTCCCGCGTAGTTCCCAACAAACGGAACAGCGGGCGCGGGCGGTGCAGGTTCGAGGAAAGGCGGATAATCCGCGAGATTGGTTGAGACGACAATCGAGCCTGGCGGGTACGGCTTCGCGGCGTTGTAGCTCGGCACACCCGGAAAGCTCAGACCTGGAGCGAGCGTGATTGGTAACGCCAGCGCGGACGGAACCCACGTGTATCCGTACTGCTGGCGCTCGTACATGATGATATACGGATCGCCGCCTTCAGCGTCAATCGGCGCGTCGATGAGAAGACCATCGGTCGCAAGATCGAACGCAGTGGTCATCCGAACGCTCGGGTCCAAAGCCGTGCCCGGCTGCCCGCAAGTCCCAGCGAAGAGGTCTTGCACGCGCGGGTCACGCGACGCGATATAGGAGGTATCGAACGTCTGGGCGAGCGTCACGTTAGCTGCCCTGCCCTTGGTAAATCTGCTGCACGTTCGAAATCAATTGATACGCCTGCTGCAACTGCTGCACCGAGAGCGTGTCTGTTGAGGGAATCATGCTCTGCGCCTGCGAAAGCGATGAAGCCACCGAACTAAGGGCGTTTGCGATGTCCATTGAAATCTCCTTGGATGGGATGCTATCACGAAGTCGCGCACGTGCGCAAGGCTTATGCCGCTTTTTTACTGTGGTAGTACTCGTGGGCTCGTCGGCGTTGTGCCTCGCGCAGACATTTGCCGCCGTGCATCTTCGTAGTGAGTGGCGCGTTTTTCGCCAGCGGCTTCTTGCAGATGATGCACCGCTTGGGCTTGCCAGCTTTAACATTTTTGACATGAAGCGAGACGGCGAACTCGACGATTGCGGATTTAGAGAGCCCGGTGTTGCGCGCCGCCTGCTCAATTTGTTTGTTGGTCTTGTCGGACACAAACACGCTTAGGCGTGTTCCTCTGTTTGCCATGAGCCGAATGTTATCACACGTCCGCGCATGTGCGCAATCGGTAAACGGAAGCCTCGACTTGAATCATGACCCGTTCGTACGCTTCGAGCGTTTCAATCATCGCCGCAGCTTCCGCACGGGTCAGCTCACCCAGGTGCATGTCCGCGACTTCGATGTCGGCATCGCGGCCCGAGCACAGCCGCGCCAGCCACAGCAGGTCAGCGTCCGTGCTGTGAGTCCGTTTCGCGAGTGCTTCCAGGGTGTGGGCCTGCTGGCTTGTCATCGTACAATCTCACTCTTTCAGTGTCGCCGTTTTCTAAATCAAATTCAACAAAGGCGAACGGTCGCCCGGTGCTTTCGTCGGTAATCGGTACGTCTCCGTAGGTGCGTTGTATCTGCTGAAGCTGTCGGATGAGTGCCGAGATTCTCATCCCGCCACCCTCAACAGATACGCCACGGTCGCACGTTTGGCGTCAACATCTGGAACCGCAACGCCAGCTTGAAACGCTACCGTCCGCCACTGGTCGTCCGTCATCTTCGATGAGATGCGCGCCAGCTCACCAATCGTTACCGACTGGCTTGAGCAAGCCGCTCGAAGGATTGTCGCCGCCATTCTGCGACCCTTCTTCGCCTGATAGCGATTCGGACACAGTGAAGGAAACCCGCCACGAGGAACCACGCTAAGATGTGCATTTTTCATTTCTCCTTATCCTCCGGGAACATTAGCTCACCGCGCTCTGTGTTTCGGTCGCCGTCAAATGCAGCAAGCGCGAATCCCACAATCAGCCCGATGATGATGTAGTCGATAACCACACCTGAAGTTTACGCCTGGAGTGCGCATGTGCGCAAGAGAATAAAGTACTGAGGTACGAAGGTACTAAGACGGCAGCGCGTCCATGCCCTTTTCGGTGAGCGTCCATTTTTCGACGTTGCCCTTAACGCGCACGTGGGCGAGTCCTTGCTTTTCGAGTTCTGTCAGCGTGTTGGGAAGATGCAGCTCAAACTTCGCCGCGTGCAGCTCGTTCATCGTGCGCGGCTCCCGGAGCAACAGCAGTAGCCGCTTCCGGTCGCCCTCGATCACCAACGGCTTGACGTAAAGGAATCCGTCCGCGAGTGCGTACACCAGCCGCAGGCCGAGCTTTTTAGCCGCGCCTCTAAGCTGGTGCTTCATATAGGCGTCCTCCGCGTCGATCTGCACCGCGCCGCCCTGGTTCAATGCTTCGCTCAGCTTCGTCACATACACGGAAATTCCGCGCGTCCCGACCGAATCCGAGAAGTGCAGAGTGAGCGGAGGCTTAACAACTTCCAGTTTTACTTTAGCGCCACGTTTCATTTGTGGAGAGAGTCTATCACGAAACCGCGCACATGCGCAACATCAAAACGAATAGGACGATTCGCCGCAACCGTACTTCTGCCCGGTCAGGTCCGTCAGCTTCTCCAAATACATCTGCGTCACATACACCTGGGCTGCTTCGATGCCCCACTGCGCTGTGGAGATTTGCAGATCGTTCCAGTTCTGGCCTTCGCCGTTGAGCTGCGCAACGGCCTGGTAGGTCGCGTATCCGTCCAGGTCGCCGATGCCCGGAAACGTTCCGGTGTTGACCACCGACGCCGTGCCGATGACGTAGAAGCCTGCGCGCTCGTTTGCGACCATCGTCATTCCAACGCTGCTCGATACCGGCGTAGCGACCACATTCAGCGCCACACCGAGCACAAGCCCAAAGCACGGCGAACCAGCAAACAGCACGGTGAGATTTCCGGTTCCCGGTACGTCGTAGCTCAGCACTCCGTCCGGGAGTTCCGTGTATGACTGGTTGTCGGCGATCGCTTGAATCAGAGATGTGCCGTGGGAGCCCGCAAACGTCCAGCCGCCCTTCGACACGATAGCCGTGCAGATTTCCCCTGTGACGCACGCGGGCCCGTTGCGGTCGGTCAGAGCCGCCGCGCTGAAGATTTGGAGATTGTCAATCCAGAGCGAATGCGGAGAGCCCGACGAGACCCACTGAAACGTGACCGTGTCCGGTATTGCGCTCGTGAGATTCGCGGTTCCGTGCAGCACCTTGACCGGCACGGACCCGGCGAGTCCGAGCCACACCTCGTACGAGCCGCTCGTCCCGTAGATCGCGTTGACTTCAATCCAGTACGTCGTGGCTGCTTGAAGCGCCTGCGACAGCATCGTCTGACCCAGCACAGACCCGGCGTGGTCCAGGAGGTTCATCGTCCCATCTGTGTTGATTTCGAGTTGTAAGAGCGGAACCGGCCCCGACTCGGTTCCGATGATGAGGAAGATTTGCTGCGAGAGCGCACTGACCTGGAAGTGCCCGGCGACCATCATGCACGGAAAGCCGCCCACGGTTCGCGAGTACGCGACCTGGGAGCCTGCTGTGTTGTCGATGGAAATAGCGCCGGCCGATTTGTAGCCGGTGAGAATGCGCCCCTGGACGAACGGGATGGAGTAGTTCTGATACTTCAACGGCAGCGCAGCGAATTGGATGTTATCGAAGCCGTCGAGGTAGAGCAGAGAGAGCGCCATCAGAGGCCCCTTCGATACGGAGCGCGTTTGGCTCCCAGGTCAGCCCTGCGCTTGCTCAATGCGAACTTGACGCGTTGATCGCGCTTCATCTGCCGAGCGCGTTGGACCTCGTAGCAGTGCTCGCACTTGGCGTATCCCTTCATACGCGGGCGACACCTACACTCTGGGCAGTTTCCAGCCATCCATGCTAGATTCTTAGTGCGCCTTTGAAGCTTGCGAACAGAAGCAGCATTGATTTTAAGGCAGCGATTACAGCGGACCCGATCAGGTCGCTTGCCTCTTTTCTTGCCGCAGTCGATACAGCGGCCCTGCGCACGCCATTTCGCTCTCTCTATCGTTGCGTATTTGCGTGCTCGCCTTCTCGCTTCGTCAGGCCCGTAAAACTCGTACGGATTTACCCCGGTAGGCATCGACCTATCTTACATCTGTGTGCGCACCTTCACCGTCACGTTCGCGGCGTTCGTAGGTGACCCGCTGGTGATGTTGATATAACTCACCGAAATCCCCAGGATGTCCTTTGCGTAAACGTAGATGCCATCGGACGCTGGAACGAGTTGGTCGATGAGCGTTGAAACCCCAGCCGGAATAACGATAGTTCCGATGACCGTCAAGCCGTCGAGGATGAGAATCTGCAAGTCCTGTCCGGTCGGCGGATTTCCCGCGGCCGCCATGATTTCGCAGAGCAGCCCCGTCCGTCCCTGGATGTACGGATTCACTGAAACAACGCCCGAGGTCAAGCTCCCACTGGGCGCAAGGATGAATGTTGCCTCTTCGTATTGAAGAACCGGAAGCGGATTTTCGCCGCGCGCGATGACATTGGTGAACCAGGTAATCCAGTTTCCGGGGTCGAGGTTTGAAACCGCCGTTACTTCCGTGGTGAACACAGACCCCTGGTCAAGTGGCACGCCGCTGTTGGCTGTTCGGGTCGTTGCGGTGATGAGCAGCGGGAACGGCGAGGAGCCCAGCCCCATCTTCGGGAAAAGCCCGTTGACGCCCTGCCCCACAAACAGACCGGGCTTGTTGGTGTAGCAGTGCAACACGAACGGGATACCGCCCGATTTTGAAAGTTCAGCCGCGGCGATCGCGTTCAAGTCGGCTTGCGTCGAGATGTTTTTAACCTGAAGGACGTTCTGATAAATCCCTGACCCGCACGTCCCGAAGGTTCCCTCGGAAGGAACGAGCGCGGAGCCGACCTGCGAAGCCGCGGCGTTGGTGGCATTCACGGTCCCAGGAACGTACTCGATGATAATGGTGGCCCCGCTGGGCACCGCCAGGACCCCTTGAGCGGTGACGCCTTGGTTTGAGCCAGAGGACCCCGCGATGGTGTTTACGCTGTTGTAGAACCACACGTAGTCCGTGCCACCCATGTACTGCTCGCCGGTGTTCTGCGAGACTTCGTAGAAGGTTTGGACGACCCCGTTGACCGTGATGGAAATCACCGAGCTGATAGGCAGCGAGGTATTGAAGAAAATCGGCTTCAGCACACCACCCACGTAGCCCGAGGTGATGCCCGGCTGCCCATTCGCAAAGTCAAACGTCTCAGTGATACCGCTTGACCCGGAAGTTCCCGAAGACCCACCCGTCCCGGAGCCCGGCAGGATATTGAGGTTCGAGACAACAAACTGCTGGTTACGGTAGCCGGTCGTCACGCCGGCGCCGCTCAACGTTTGGGTGAGCTGGCAGGCCGACATTGAGCTTCCGCCCGATGCGCTGTCAACGCCCGTGGTCGTTTCGTCGAGCTGGAACGGAGCCGCCGGCAGGACATCCTCGGCTGAGAAGTACAGCACGCCGTACTGGTCGATCCACCACACCGTGCCGCTCTGCGTGGCGATTTGGTTGAACGCGTCGGTCACGGTTCCGTAGTTCAAAATCAAATCGCTGGTGAGGTCGCCCAAGCTTCCGTCTGTCGGGACGCCTCCTGTGGTGATTCCCTCCCCGTTTAAGAAGTTGGTCACGATTGCGTTGATGGTCGTCGCGACATCGTTTCCACTCGCGTACGTCGCGGCAGTGCAGATGCGATGGTCACAGATGGAACTCTTGTCGAGTGCGGTGACGTGCCAGGTCAACCCCTGCGTGGTCCCGCCAGACACGTTTCCGATTTCCCGATCGGCCACGAGCGTATCAATGCAGCCCGCGAAAATCGTAGCGCCCAGTTCGGTGATAACGACAACCTGCCCGAGCGCTGGCGAGTAGCTCTGGTCTGGAACCCAGATGTCAAGGGTGCAGGTCGAGCGCCCGATGGTCTGGCTAGTGATGACGCACGCCTGCCCGCCTGAGCCCGCACCTGCTGGGTTCCAGTTCGTAATGAGAACGCCGCCGATGAAAAGCTGCGGCCCCTGCGCGCCGCCCGTGAATGTCGGAATGGGAAAGAACTCGCTCGAGGGAATGCTCGGAATGTTGACAAAGAGCGGTTTCCCTTCGGCTTCAACAAATGCCGCGAGAGGTCGGCGCTTGAGTAGCTCAGGCTCGAACTCTTCGAGAGGTTCGCGCGCGTACTTGGGCGGAAAGAGGAGATGAAAGACAGGGGGGACCGGCGGCGCTATGGCCGCAGATCCGCCCCGCCGCGACAGTGGAACAGGACGAGGCTCCGGGCGTATCTCATAGATACGCACTCGATGTTATCCGCCCGTCTCTTCAACGATGCAGGTTCCGCTCATCGACAGAGTCCCGGAAACCGTCGAGAGCAGCTCGAACACGAACGACTCCGAAGGTCCAACGATGGGCGGCGCGCTGAACGGGTAAGCGTAGCCTGCGTATATGTTGCACCCGTCATCAAGCAACACGACCGCGGTTCCGCTGGTGGTCGCCTTCGAGGTCGAGTTGGCTTTGGCGGTGAAGCTCGCCGCTGCATCGCCTGGGTCAAAGGGTTGCGGCGTCGGCGCCGAACCGCCCGAGCCGTTCGAGACGGTCGCGGGTAGAAACCTGCACCGAAGCGAAAGCTGCTGGTTCGTCGGCAATGTCGTGTCCACGTCGGCAAGCGACACCGAAATGATGCGGAGGATTTTCCCCGCCGCGCCGATGATTTGAAATAAGTCTTGAGCGGCTGAAACCGAAACCGCCGAAAACACCACTGAATAACGTCTTGCCATTTATTCTCCTTCGTTCTGTAAAATTCGAATCTGTGTGGGCGCGATCACATTGACCGTGGTCCCTCCGCTGCCGCTCGATTGCAGAGCTCCAATGTCCGCGTGTCCTGTGCCGCCCGGCATCACACCCGGCCAGCCTGCGCCCTTGCACGCCGTGCCGCCTCCCGCTGTGCTGTTCAACGAGAAGTCCGTCCCGATGCTGGTGTAGGGATTCGCGGTGAGTGTTACGGTCCCAAAGCCCGCGTTCACACCCAGCGTCGGCGCGGTCCCATTATTGTAAAAGGCATTGTTGTAGAGCAGGAACGGCGCAGCGAACCCAGTCCCCGAACCCATGTCAACGCCGTAGGTCCCGTTGGCGTCGAAGATGGAATTCGAGATTTGGAAGTATGGGTCAGTCGCCGCCTCAAACAGCAGCCCGGCGCCCGTGTTGGTGGATAGGTCACAGTGCGAAATGACCACCAGGTAGAACGCGGAATCACCGTTTGGCGTGTCATCGAATGGGAATTTAAGCCCGTTCGCACCGTTCTTGTAAAAGATTGAATTTTCAAAAACGAACGACGCCAGGTGTGCAGGGAACGGCGCAGTCGTCCCGTTGAACCCGTCGCCTCCGTTGTTATCGATCATGCAACCGAGCAGGTAGGTGGTCGCGCCATTCTCGATGCCGTGCGAGCTGCACGCAGTAATTCTCGTGTTGATGACCATCAGCCCATTAAAGAACCCCGTCGACGTTGACCCGCCGATTCCAATCACGAAGCCGTTGATGGTGCAGTTTTGGACCGTGACCATACAAGAATTGTGCGACGTTCCCGAAGATTTGATGCAGGTCGCTTTCGTTCCCGCAGTAGTCGTGAAGCTGATGTTCTGGAGTAGGACGTTAATTGTTTCGGTCGTCGACGGAGTGGTGTCGACCAAGTCAACCGAATTCGTGGCGGTGGTCCAGGTGAATTGCCCGTTATCGCCGCGCGTCGATGTGTAACCGATAATCGAGAACGGCACACCAGGAGACGCGTAGGACTGTAAGACAATCTGCTGCGCCGTCGTGACGGTGTATGTCCCGCTGGCCTTCACATAGACGATGTTCGATGGGACTGAGTTCGTCGCCGCCTGCGAGACGGTCGCGAGCGCGCCGCCGATGTTCATGGTCGCGCCAGTGCCCGTGCCGGGCGAGCGGTCGAGCGTGATTGATATGGCGCTTCCCCGCGCGGTCACCTGGTACCACCCGGTCGTGATTCCTGAGCCAGACAGAAAAATGATGTTGCCCACGATGCCTGTGCTGAAGTTGCCGGTCGCGCTAGTCAAGGTCGTCGTGCCGTTGCCGACCGCGTCAGTGGTCGAGATGTCGGAGCCAACCGTGTTCTTCGAATTCTGCTGCGAGTAGTCCGTCCCAGATGAGCCGGTCACGAAGCCGCCGCCGTTCGTATCCGACCCGACCCCGGGCCGAACTTCCCACACCGAGCCTGCTGGGAGCGCCATTAAATCACCACCGCGTAATCGACCATTTCGTATTTGTCCCAGCCCTGCTTTGCCGCGTGCTCTGCCAACGTCGCGCGGTTCATCCCGATTGCCAGAATGTTTTTCTGGTCATCGAGCAACACCGTCGCGAATGGATGCGGGCTTCTGAGGTGCTCGCGTACGTGCTGCTTCCGCCGTTTGAATTCCTTGAACGCATCACGCTTTATAGATTTCTGGCTCATAACTCAAAAACCTCGTTTCCGAAAAAGGTGCAGGTGATGTTTCCGCCCGTCGAGGTCAGGGGCAACCCCACCGCGACATTGATGAGCGCGATGAGCGGCGACGTCGACGACGACCCGGTGTCCACGTAAATAATCAAGTACGTCGCCACATCGCCCGAGGTCACGCCCAAAAACACGATGGGATTGGCCGAGCACACACCTGCGTTGGAAGACAGCCCAGTCAGCGCGACTCCCGACGAGATAATATCCCCGCCTGCGATGACGGAAAGAAACTGGTCGGTCGCGAGATTCGGAACGTACGAACTCGTTACCAGGATGGCTTTGAGGTTCGCTGAGTTCCAATCGATTCCGCCCGTGGCGAACAGCTCGCGCCCGTGGTCGTAAAGTGTGTTCGCCATTAGATTTTCACCCCCGCTTGACGAAGCTGCGCGACCATCTGCGGCATGACTAAATTGGTGAGCTGCTGCGCGGCGTTCTGTCCGACCACAGTTCCGGCGTTGATGGTGATGTTGAGATTCACGGGAGGTGTCGTCGTTCCGTAGGATTGCCCGGTGAATGGATTCGTGCCGCTCAATCCAAGGCCGACGTTTGAGCTGTAGTCGATGGGTTCGCCCGGCCCCGCTGAAGCTCCCGCGAAGTTATTCGAGGAACCCTGCGCACCCGCCGCGGTGTTGGCGTTCTGGTTCCAGACCCATGTCCCGTTTGCGTAATCGGGTTGCCATGCTCCCGTTGCAATCTGCAGCGGTGTCAAGCCGGTCGGCGGCGCGGTCGGCGCGGCAGGCATCGAGACGTTTGTGCTTGAGCTTGATTGGTTCGGATTCCCGACACTTCCGCTCCCAGTAGCGTTCTGGACGGCGCTCGCAGCCTGAAGCGCTGCGGCCCACAGTTGGTTCAATTGCTGCTGCGTAGCGGTTCCAGACACAAGCGCGTTATTGAAAGCATTCGTGGCGTTCGTTGAATCCGCGACCGCTGAGTAGAAATTCTGCTGGGCGGTGGTGAGTTGGTTCGCCTGAATCCCCAGCCCCGCGATTTCCTGTGCTGCTGTGTCACTGGTGGTTTGCGCTTGCCACATCCCTTGAGCGAGCGCGCTCGCCGCGCTGGTGGTAACGTTCGCGCTCCCCACCAGGTCATCAAGTGTTCCGGCTGCATCCTGCGCGGCCTGCCAGAGCTGCGTGAGTTGGCCTGACGTCGAAGTCCCAGAGTTGAGCGCGTTGTAAAAAGCGTTGGTCGCGTTCGTGGAATCTGCCAGGGCGCTTTCGTAATTCTGCTGCGCCGCTGTGAGTTCCCCAGCGTTGGCGCCAAACTTTGAGATTTCGTTGGCCGCTGAGTCGCTCGTCGTCAAAAGCGCCTGCATGACCGGAATCGCGGCAGTGGTCGCGGTGGTGGTGGCTGCGATCGCAGCGCCCAGATTCGCAATCGTCGGGATGGCGTTTCCGAGAGCAGTCCCGGAGACTTGCAGATTCGAGGTGTACGCCTGCATCACGGGGATGGACGAGTTGGTCGCGGTGGTCGACGAGGTGACCGCCGCTGTGTTGGCGGTGATGGCGCTGGTGTTGGCGGTGGTGACCGACGAACTACCAGAACTCGACGACGATGTGGCGTCTGGCGTAATAGTGAACCCGCCGCCGATGGTGCCGTTGTCAATCGCCGTCATCGTCTCGCCCTTGTGGGCTGCGTTGAACGAGGCGACATACTCCGCGATGGTGACGAAATCGTTATTGCCGACCTGGACGTATCCCAGCGCCGCGGCCATCTTGTCGATGACATCGGCGGGCGCGCCCATCGCCGCGTACATCGAGAGCGTGTCGGCTGCGCTGGTGTTCGACATCCCTCCAGCGCCGGTCATGTTGTCGTTCCCCACCTGCCCCATTGCGTTTCCGAGGCCAGAGAGCGCCACCGATGCGTTTTGCGCCGCTGTGGTGATTCCGTTGAGTGAGCCGATGTAGCTCTGGTTCGAATTGCTTCCGTTGTTCGCCGCCTGAATCTGCTGGTTGATCGCCGCCGTCAAAGCGATGATGGCCGGGTTGGTGCTGTTCGTCGTCGCGCCAATTGAGGTGATAGTGATTCCCAACGCGGCGCCCGCCGTGGTCGCATCCTTCAGGGCGTTCTGTAAAGCGAGCTGGCCTGAGATGGTGGTCTGCGTTGTGGCGTTCAGTGATGTGAACGCGCCCACCATGTTTTCGAGATTCGTGACCTGATTCTTTCCGGCGTTGGTCAACTGCGTTATTGTGTTCGCGACGGTTTGGTAGGTCGACCCGAGGTCGATTTGGGCTTGCTGGGCACGCGCGGCCGCTGCCGCGTTGTCGACCATCGATTGACTGTGAGCTTGCGTCGCTGCGGTTGCGTCCTTCGCGGCGCCGCTTTGCTTTTCAAGTCCTGTGACGAGCTGCTGAAGCCACGCCGGAAGCGCCGACATCGACTGAACCCATTTTCCGTTCACGTCGACAAGCGGCCCGGTCGTTCCAAGGATCGCGTTCAGTTGGTTGATGTACGCCTGAAGCGCTGGTGTCGCCTTTGTCCCAGCTTCAGCGGTGAACCCGAACCCGTTAGCCGTCTGGGTGAGCTGAATCCCCATCGAGGTCGCTTCTTGCGTAATCGCCAGGAACGCCGCTCGCGTAGCATCGACCTGCGCGATGGTGGGTTGCTGGATTTGGGCGAATTTAGAGAACGCCCCGACATTGTCGGTAAGGGTTGTGGCTTGCTTTTCTGCCGCCGTGGTGAAAAGCGCCATCTGGCCGGCAATCGTTGTGACCGCAATCCCGACCTTAGTTCCCGCCGCTTCCCACTGCTTGTACACGTCCGCGAGCTGGGCGGTGACATCCACGCCACTTTTCTGCAAGGTGAGCAGCGTTCCGTACGCGGCGCCCAACTGCTGATAGCTCGCGTACGCCTGGTTGGTGGTGACCTGGACTTGAGCGAGGATGCCGTTATAGTCGGCGAACGAATTCCCGGAAGCTTTCGCGGCCGCTTCCAATTTCGTGTACGCTTCCGCCTGAAGATTGACCGACCCCGTTCCGTTAGCAACTGCTGCGTTCACAGTCGAAAACACAGCCAGCAAGGATTGAAACTTTTCCTGCGCGAGCGCGAGGTTTTGTGTCACCCCCGCGATGGTGTCGCCGTAGTTTTTAGCGTGCGGTGTTGCGGCCTGGGTTGCGTTGCCTAGCGCGACTTGCGCGCGCGTGACGACTTCGAGCGCGGTAGCATACTGCTGCGTTCCCGGTGTTGCGGCATCCAGTGCGACCTTGGCGAGCTGAAGATTTAGGCTGGATTGCTGGATTGCGGAATTCGCATCCATCTGCTTCTTGACCAGCCCAGTGAACCCAGCGGTTAGCTCGCCGAGCTTGTTGGTGACGTCTACGACGCTGCTGCTTGCGGTGGTGGCGTTCTGAGCGAAGGTTGCAAGCTGCGGAGCAACGCTCGCCAGATTAGCGTCCAGCCCTTGCAGCATGGTGTTCATGTCGCCCAAGTCCGGGTTTAGTTCGTTAACTGTTCCCGCGACCGCGAGCGTTTGCGTCTCGAAAGGCTGCGCGCTCTCGGTGGCGCTCTCAAACCATTTCCCGAGTTGCCAGCCCACAAGAGTTCCGATGATGGCCGCCAGCCCAGCCAGCGCCGCGCCTGCCGCGATGCTGCCGGCGCCCATCGAACCGGTGGCTACGGCTGCTTCCTCGGCTGCAATTGCGTGCCGGCCTTCCGCTACGGCCGCTTCTGTGGATGCGACCGCTTCCGCTTCCGCGCCCGCCGCTGCTCCCCCTTCAGCGATACCCAGCGCCACCATGATTTCGGTGAGAGCGGACCCTGCCGATTGCAGGCCAATCCACCCGAAGCCGAGCGCCGCAACCCCAGCCGTAACCGGAACGATAGCGGCCGCCACCAGTCCGAGCGAAACCGCCACGTCTTTTACTGGCGTTGGCAGCTCATTGAAGACCTCGATGGCGCTTTGGACACCAGAGAGAACAGCTTTCCCGAATGCGAGGATATCGCCGACGACCGGCGCCAACGCTTGCCCGACGCCCACCATGACCTCTTCGAATTGGTTCTGGAAGATTTGCCACTGGCCTGCGATGCCCTGTGCCTGAGCGATCGCGGAACCGGCAAACTTCGTCATTGCGGCTTCGAGGGTCGTGATGCGCTCGGTCTGGTCCATCGCCAGGAAAGCCGCCTTGACCGCTGTCGAAGCAACACCCATCACGTCGGCCATCTGCTGCGTGCTGATTCCGAGTTGAACCAAGGTGCGGGCGCTCACCGTCCCCGAGAGGGTCATCCGATCAAACGAGTTCGCAACCTGGCTGAACTGGTTCCCGGTCGCCGCTGCCGCATCCGCTACGGCCTGCATTACGCCCGGGATTTGCTCGGCCAAAACCCCGAGCGCGACCATCTTCTGGATGGTGGGTGCGATTTCAGGGAATGCGAACGGCTCAGTGGCGGCGAGCTGCTTCACCTCCTCAATGATGGTGTCGGCTTCCTCAGCCGACTTGGTGAGCTGCGTTAGCCCAATGGTGACGCTTTGAACCGTCCCGTACGCGCTAAGAGCTTCCTGGCCGAATTCCTTCAGCCCTTCGGTGACGGCGAGAGCCTCGCCCAGCGCCAGGAACCCTTCTGCGAGCCCTTCAACCCCGCCCTCGGCTTCGTTCGCATCCGCTGCCGCGGTGCCGGCCGAATCCCCGAACCCCCCCAGGGAACCGCCTGCGGTCGTCGCGGCATCGCCAACCTCGTTTAGCGAGGCACCCAGCGGCGCAGCAGCGTCATCTAAGCCGCTCGCTCCGTCGATGCTACTCTGTGCAGCCTGCCCGAAAGACGCTACGTCTCCGCTCGCTGTTGATGCGGCATCCCCTATTGCGGCGATCGAGGCGGCCAGTTCCGACCCGGCGTCTGGGACGTTAAACGCGCTTTCGATGGCTGAGGCCCCGGCAACGGCTTCAGATTGGGCTTGCTCGATGGCATCCGACAGCTCGGAGTAATCCCCTGTGATTTCAACAGATAGCGAGCCTAGTACTTCGTCTGCCATTTAGGTAAGTGAGGTGCTGATGTTCGATTTGAACAGGTCGAGAATTGCCCCTTTGTTTTCATCAAGAGCCGGGCGCATGTAGGGCTGCGCTACCTGCCCGGCTTTGTCCTCGACGTGCGCGTACGGCGCGCTGGGGTCGCCGCGGCGCCCAGTCCCGTACTCCACGTACTCGGCGTACGGCATGTGCGGACCCACGGTTCCCACGACGGTCTTACCTGTGTCGTCGACGCTGGTCGTGATGGAGTCCCGAAGAGCCCCGGTTTCAACCGGGCACATCGCTTGCGCGCTTTGCTGAATCAGGTTCACCACGGCCTGGACGGACGCCTTGACGCCGGGCGCCACCTTCGCGGGCACGAACTGCCCCGAGGAGTTCCTAGGCGTGAAAACCGCGCGCGCGCCGATCACGCTACCCGCCCGGCGAAGCCCATCTTCTCAATGCGGTCCATCTTTTCAAACGCCGCCACCCACTCAGCCAGCTCGGAAGGCTCCCCGAGCACCCACTGAAGCGAATCGATCATGCGCCCGAGAATGACCACCTTTTGCTTGTTCTCGTCGCGGAGGTCTTCGATTTTCTTCCGGTCGCCTTCGATGACGACGCCTGCGCGTGGTGGTGCGCACGCCGCGATCGCGCCTTCACGCGCACTGTAGAGATGTCGGAGCGTTGCCCTGATTTCCTGCTGCTGTTTCAATTGATGCCCCTCTCTGCTTTTTCCTTGTCGGTCATCCGCGCCCACTTGGGCAATATCGATTCATCGAAGTTCCCGGAGCGAATCAGCTTCTCAATCCGGGCGTCTCTGCCTTTCATAAACACTAGGTCCGCGTGGTCCTGCTCGGCCTGCCGCGCCGCATCGTAGGAATCCGGCAACCCGGCGAGCCTCCGGGCCCGCAACCGAGCGACGTCGGCGGCCGTCTGCGGCTTATCGGAAACCGGACCGCCCATGAAATCCTCGAGCTGGTACGGCTGTTTGTTTTTCTTGGTGAAGTGTGGAGCGTTGAGGCGGTCTATCTTTTCAGATAGCCAGCGCCTACCCTGCGCTTCGAGGTAGTCGGCCATGACAGCGCGTCTTGCCTCGAACTCTCGCGGGGTCAATGCCCACGATTCAGCGGTCAACATCCCAAGGCCCCAAGGCGCGGGCGACGTGGCGAAGGCCCACGAACGGAGCCACGGGTCTACTGCTTCAACGTTGTCGATTCCGCGAGCGCTTTCGCTGCCGCCTGCGCGGACGCTTGTGCTTGAAGTGACGGCAGCACAACTTTTCCCCACGCCTCGACGAGCTTGGCGTGGATGTCGTTCCGCTGGTCGTACGCGAGCTCCGCGAGTTCTTCGTGGGAGCCTTCGAACCCGATGACGACATGCAGCACGTCGATGATGTTCGAAAGCGTGCAGGTCGAGCCTTGCGGGGTGAACCGGGGCGAGAACTGAATCCCCATCTTGTCGAGACGGTAGAGCATCCCGCGTGTGAACTTGACGGTGTACTTCTTTCCGCCCAGCTCGATTTCCGGGAACTCGCCCGGCGCTTTTGTTTCGTCCATGACTGCCCCTTTACACGAAGAATGGATTCTGGTCGCTGATGCCCATCGTGACCTGCGCCTCAAACACCCCGGCCACTTTGCCGGTGATTCCGAACGAGGTCGTGAAGGCCATGAAGGAATCGGCTGGCGTGTTGCCGTTCAAATCGGCCGGGTACGACACCTCGGTTTGTCGCAGCAGGCGCTTGATGAGCAGATACCGCAGCCCCGCGGTGACCGCGCCGGCGTCCGGCGAGTTGCGGTGAGACGGCTCTTCGGGAACCCAGAACACCTTGAAGGTCGGCTCGCCCGGGTCCACAATGGTCGGCTGCCGCCGTACGAATTGGTCGCCCACGTTGGTCACCATGACGACCGTCGACTTCATCGCCTGGTTGTACTCTTCCTGGTTCGCGATGATGTTCAACGTGTCGGGTGAGCCGGAAGTCCCGATAGACAGCGTCAGCCCGGTAATCGGCAGAGATGCGCCGAGGACGGAAGTCGATACACCTGAAGGCATTTTAGTTTTCTCCTAAGAAAGCTCGTTGTTCCAAATCATCGCGTCGACCGACACCCAGTACGTAATCGGTGCGGTTTGCGCTTGGCTCTTCCCGATGCGCGCGTTTACAACACGATTCGGTCGGAGCAGCGATGGCGAACCTGGCGGCGCAAAAGCGCTGAAGGTCGTTAAGAAATTGATAATGGCGTTCTTGACCGCCTTCGCTCCCTCGAGCGACGTATCCCAAATCGTGAACTGCACTCGATAGAGACACAGCGTGGGAAGAAGCGCCGTCCCGTATTGCGGAACCTGCGAAATCTCCATGACCTCGACCAGCGGTTGCGAAGCTCCCGGAGGTGCTTGCGGCCCAAACCAGCAGAAGACCCCACCAGAAGTGAGCAGCGCAGCGAGCGAAGGATTCGCCGCGGCCTGCGTTCGAAGTTTGACGACCAAGGAAGTTGACATTCATCACACGGTCACCAATTGCAGCTCCATCCGGGTCATCTGGTTCTGCGAGTCGTTTTCGGCACCCAGGATGGTGTAGTAAACGCCGTCGATAATTGCCCGGTATCCCAGGCCCGACCAGCCCTGTTGAGCGAAGGGCCCACCGGGAAGCGCCGGCGCGTCGGCGAAGAACTGATTCAGCAGCACATGCCGGTAACCCTTCGACATGATTTCCTGCAAGTCCCTGACTTCGGTCGCCTGAACGCGCGTCACCGAAGGAACCGAATCCATGCACGGGATGTTCACGAACACATTCGTGAAGCCGTTGTCGGGCGTCCCGTCCGGGTTCAAGCCGCCATCTGGCGATTGAATCGTCGCGAGCGAGTCGAACAGCAGCGTCAGGTTCGCCTCGGGCATCACGTTCGAGATTTCGTACTGTAGGTCCTGGTTCAAGAGATACTCGCTGTCCTCTGCCACTGCGACCAGAAGCGCTGCTGGAAGCTCCAGGAATCGTGAACCTGCTCGATAATCACAAACGCCATCGAGTTGTCGTCGATATCCATCCACTCCTGCGCTTGGGTCCGAAGCTGAATCGCCGCATCCGAGGCGTCCATCTTCACGTCCAAAATCTGCTTGATGGAAGCGAGACGCGCTTTGTTCGAAGCGAGCGCGTTCAGCAGGTACGCCGCTGTCCGCAGATAGTTGATAGGCGCGCTCGGAAGTGTCGGCTGTCCCGCGTATCCGCTCCAGAACATCGACGACTGCCACACGTTCGGAACCACGATATTCTCGATGGTCAGGATTTCCTGGTCCTGAAAGATGCACGGCTGCGACGGCGGGTTGTTCACCGTATCCGCAATCAACAGCCGTGGGATATCGATCGGTGGATTCGCTCCGAAGGTGTAGCTGAAAGACATAGGCGAAAAGCAGGAGCGCCGCCCCTCCCGCGAGAATCTTGACGGCGCTTCGCATTGCTCTCCTTACACGCCCGCGCCGGTCGAGGCAACCGTCGAGCGTCCGTCAATCTGAGTTCCGCCGAGCACCAGGATTCCTTTGTAGTCCTGGTTCATGGTCCAGAAGTCGCCGAGCATCGGGTCCACGCCGCCGCCGACCCGCATGGTGTTCGGAACCTTCTGGAAAAGCTGCGGTGTCTCGAAGCCGGCCAACTGCCCGAGTTCGAGAGACGGGCGATTCTGCGCGCGCGGGTCGTAGGTCAGATACCACTGGGTGTCCTTGATTCCCGAAGTGGTGGTGACCAGAGGAAGGTACTTGTCGCAGATCGGAACCACGCCGGTCATGGGCCAATTCGGAGAATCGAGCCACTGGGTCGGGAAGCCTTGCACGTTCGCCGAGCCGCCAGTGTTTGAAAGCTGGATATGGAGCGCCTTCGCCATCATCAGCGCGGTGTTTTCGAGCGCCGGTCCGTGAACGAGGTACAGCGTCCCATCGAAGGTGATGGGCTGCCCGTCGATGTCGAGCATCTTCGAGAGAACCGTTTTCGCGTCGAGCAAACCCTGCCACGAAAGCGGAGGATTCGCCGAGCTTGCGCCGTTCGCGACGATGACTTGATTCGCGAAAGTGCTGTTGTACAGCGTGCTGTTCGGCCCGGTCGCCGAGCTGTAAAGCCCGGTGATGAATTGATAGATGGTGCGATTTCCCGAGATCGCGAGACGCTGCACCATGTCCTGGAAGATTCCCAGGTCATCATTCACGAGCGCGCGCCAGTTCACGGACATCGCCCCTTGATAAAGCTGGGGCTGATACGTGACCCGCTGGGTTGAGCCTTCGACTTCACGGGCGCTCTGTTGCATCGAGCGTTCCGTGGGCGGTTCGCCGGCTCCGTGAGGGATGAGCGACGGGAAGTCGTTCTGCATCCGGCTGAACGGCTTGGTTGCGCCGTCCATCGAATACCGGGCCACCAGACGGAAGTCCCGCAAGGTGTGCGGCTTCACCAATGGCATGTTGGTGATGGGCGCGGCGCTGTAATAGCCGTAGAGCATCCGGTCCAGGATGTCGACGGTCAACGCCGAGTAGTCCGAGTACGACATCGTTTCCCGCAACCCCACGGTTTCGGTGCGGAAGATGCCGGGATAGTTCTCGCGCAGGTGCTCGACGTAAATCGGGTGCGTCGGGTTCATCGCCTGCTTGAACAGGAACGGGTCAATCCGTCCCTCTATGGCGTCGGCCAGGAGCCGCGCGGCTTCGAGAACCCGGCGACGATGCCGCGGGTCATTCGAACGGCTCCGCGGCACGTAGTCTGGGTTCGCCTCGCGCATCCGGTCGAGGACCGGCATATCGGCGCTGATGGCGCCGAGGCTTTCCATTCCAGGTCCGGGTGTGACTTCGAGTGTTCGCATGGTTTCTCCTTAGCTCGCGTACGGGCCAGACCCGCCGAATTTCAGCCGCACCGGTGCGGTCGTGTTGGTGACACCAGACAGAATCGCGCTCGGCCCGGTGTAGTTCCCAAACGGGCAGTTGCCGCGCGTCTTGTCAATGGTCAGGTTGTAAGTGACGCCCGTGGCAGTGTCGAGCGTCCCGTTGGCGAACAGCTCGTCGCCGGGGTTGACCTGCAGCCCGGAAAGCGGCGACTGCTGCGACTGTGCGATGACCGTAAGGGCGTAATCGCCGTCGAACATAAACGTCGTTCCCAAGGTCGAGGAATCGTAAGCGTCCAGCGCCACCGCCGCCAAGGAGCCGATGAGAACCGGCATCCCGGAGGTAACGCCGGAGGGACACGGGAACCAGCGGTTATTTTCGTTGGTTCCTTGCTTGATGGTGTTCACGTTGCCGAACACAAAAGGACATGCCGCGAGCAAGCTCAGCAGCATGACCAGAAGACCGAACGCGTGAGGGTGGAACATGTTAGGCCGCCTCTCCCTTGGATGCCGCAAATTCCGCGGCCTTGTCGTTGCCCATCAGCCGCCCGAAGACGTTCGCTTCGGATTCCTTGAGCCGCTTCGCCGCCTTGCGGTCGCGCTTTTCCTGCTCGCGCAGTTTGTCGGCGTCGACGGGCGGCGCTCCGAAGCTCGGCCCCATCCCGATAACGCGGCCCGCGCCGGTCACCGTGGCGAGATACTCGGCTTCGGCCTTGGCTTCCGCGACCACCACCTTGCGGAACGCCTCGAGGTCGAGTGCGCCGGTTTCTTTCACCAGCGGAATCTGCCGAAGCGATGCCTCGACAATCTTGCGCTTGGTGGCGTCCGGCAGCTTCGAGCTTTCGAGAATCGCCAGTGCCTCGTCTTTCGCGTCCGCGCGGCGCGCCCGTTCGACCAGCGGCCCGGTTGCTTCCGCGATGCCGGTCTTGATAAGAGCTTGTGCTTCCTGAAGGGTCATTTCGATTTCTCCCTGTGAGTTCCGAGCTGCCTCGGTCAAAATCATTCCACCGGCCCCGGCGCGCGTCACCACGTCGACCGATTCGGCGCTGGTCAGTTTTGCGAGAACCGGCAGGCCCTCGCGGATTACTTTCTTTCCGGCTTCGTAAAGAGCATCACCGCTTGCGCGAATGGACATCCCAGTGAATGCGGCCTTTTCTTTGAGCAGCGGCGCGTACTCGCTGGTGAACAGCGCGTTCCCGTACAGACCGGGCCCCTGCTTCGCGCTTTCATCCCAATAGGCGTTTCCGTCCAGAGCGCCGACCAGCTTATGCCAGTCTCCCTCGGGCCGAGCAGCTTCTTCGGCTGGGGTCGCATGGTTGATGTAAATGTGGGTCTTGTCCGCGAAGACGTTCGGCCCGTCGCGCTTCAGGACTTCGGCAGGGTAAATAGCCGACGAACCCTTGCCGGGCGCAATCAGTTTGATTTTCATCCGCGTGGTTCCAGCGGACTCGATAAGATTGATGGCTTCTTCCTCGCGCCAGTCGCTAGACTCACGTAACTCGATTGTTTGCACCATACCACGTGGAACAGTGGTAGAATTCGGGGATGTTGACTCCCGTCGCGCGCCGTCGCCTGTCCCGGCCCCGGAAGAAGTTTCCGAAGTGCCCGACGTGCGGGCGCTCTCTTTTGCATCGTCTCCCCGCCAAGCCTTCGGCAAGTACTGGGTCCAGCCCTTCCGCTTCGCGATCGCGATGATGCGGCTTTTCAAGGTCGAGCTGCTCACGTTGTCCGACCCGGCGCGCCCCATCGCGTGAACAGCCGCTTGGACGTCACCCGGCTTCAGGATCGGGTAGCTCTTGCCTTTGCCGGCGAAATCGTCCGCGCTCGCCGAATCCCGTTCGCCCTTCGAGATGAACCGCTCGTAGAGCGGCAGCTCGGTGTAGATATTCGACTTGACGAAAGCTTCCTGCATGGAAGCGTAGTGGTCGTCGTCGTCGGCTTCTTCCTGGTAGGTAGTCAGCGGTACGACGTTGGTGCTGTCTTCGTGGTTGATGTTGGCGACCGCTTTTCCGCCCTGGCTCCCCAATTCGTACGAAGCTTTTCGGAGGTCTCCGTCCGACGAATAAATCACATCGCCGGTTTCGCCGTCTCCGTCGTGATCTACGTAGTAGCCGTATGACCCGGTGCCGCGGTGCATGTCCTGCACAGCGTCCGAGAGCCGCTTGCGCACGTCGGAATGAACCATCGAGGCTTCCTGGATCTTGAGCGCGACCGCTTGAAATCCAGGAGAGAGCTTGGCTGCCATTGATAAAGCATCTTAAACCGCAGAAGTGGTACTATCCATCAAATGGCGAAAGATTCCAATGGAACCGCCCAGGAGTTGCTCTGCACGAAATGCGGAGAACGACCACGCGGAAAGGCGCACGACTGGTGTAACGAGTGCAAAGCGGAGCTTCAGAAACGCTACACCAAAGACCGGGATGATTTGCTCGAGCGCCGCGGTTTCGTCGCCGGGGTCAAGGCGCTGCGCGCCGAGCTGGTGCAACGATTCTTGCAGGTAGGTTCAGGGCTTTACATGGGCCACGAGGCTGCGGCCATCATCAAAGCTTTCGAACTTCGGCCACCATCGCAGCCGTTATCGTCTGAGGCATCCACTGACAACGCTGCACCGCTGTAGGGTTCCGGTTCAGATAGTCCGCAACCTGCTGGTCGGTTAACACCTCAAGCCCCACGATGGCCGCTTTCAAGCGGGTGTGCATCGTGTTCACGAATTCCTGGGTGATGAGCGTCGAGGTCACGCCGCAAAGGAAGCCGACACCGTCCCGCCGCTTTGCAGCACACAGGCCGTCGAGAGGTCAATGAGGTCGGTCATGTCTGCATCGCTACAGCTGATGGTCACCTCGACGCCCACGGGAAGCTCAACGCCGCGGGTTGCCGTAATCGAAGCGTCTCCGAAACGAGCTACCGCGGAAAGCGCCGTCAGGAAGATGCGCCGCGCGCGCGTCCCGGGTGTTGCCACTAACGGAATCGGGGAACCGGTGCCGGTGATGTCGGGAAGGCTTCGAATGACCATTAGCTTGCTCCGAGGTTTCTGTGTCTCTCGTCCATCTTCGCCGCAATGAGCGAGCACTCCGTCAAATCCATTTCTCCAAATGGCCCGCTCACATGTCCGCGCACGTCTTTATCCGCCGCTGTATGTGCAGCAGCGAACTGATTAGAGAACCGAGCCACGAAAGAAGTCCCACGAAACACCATGAATGGGTGCATGTTGAGGAAGGCTTGCATTGGATTCATAGCGTGAAGTCTACACCGATTCGAGTTGGCAAAGCAAGCCGCCGTCCTCAAGCTCAGACACCACGCGAAGATTCACCGTAACGGATGGGTCGTGCGGGTCGGGCAGCGCGAGCGCCTCGACAAGTTCCGCGGCCGCTTCTTCCACTTCGGCCTCTTCCTGCTTCAGCACCAGCTTCGGGTCTACCAACCAGGCGAGTGTGTTGGTGCTTTTGATTCCTTCTTCCGGCTTCGCCTTGAAGCGTACGTGCGCGATCGCGCCCCACTCGAAGCGAACCTCGGGAACGCCGGCGTCAACGCCGAGCAGCCACATGAGTAAAGTGTTTATCAGCGGGTCATGTCCGACCACCAGCACTTCCTTGGACTGCTGCGCGAGCCGTTCGATTTCCTTCCACGCTTCTTGTGGGTTGCCGTCCGGTTCCAAACATCGGGTATCGGCGACGTGCGAACCGAGAATCCCGGCCATGATTTGCGCGGTGTGGAGTCCGCGAACGAACGGCGAGCAGATGACGATATCGACACGGCCGTTTTCGTTGCGGAACCATTCGCCCATCGCCTGCGCTTGCTTGACGCCTTCGGGTTTCAAGTCGCGCGTTGCGTCCATCGGATGGCCGTGGACCGGTTCGGCATGACGCATGAGCCACAGCTTTTTCATTCGACGATGACTCCCTCGTCGCTATCGAAGCGTACGCTAGTCACCCGACAATACCGCCCGTCGTCATCCGTTTTCACCACTACATCGCCGTGCTCTTCGAGCATCTCCGCAAGTCGTGCGATGAGTTCTGAGATTTTCACTTGATTACCATGAGCGGCTCGTATGGAGCCCAGTGTTTCACACCTTCGCCTTGATCGAGTTGATAAATCGTCACTCGCCATTCTGTTCCGCACTTCGGGCATATCCAACGATCGCCTTCGAGTGGGAGCACTTTGGCGATGCGCGCGGCGCAGCACTCGTCAGACTCAAACGTTTGGAGCGGCTGCGTCTGATGCACGAACGGCTCACGCAAAGTAATCGTCTCTGGAACGGGGCCAATTTTGATACCGCGTGCTCCAGCAAGAGCTTTCCCTTTTGACGGCGCGTTCATAATTCGCTGGTGCGCTTCGGCGGAAGTCGCCGGGTAGTCGTACGTCGACCCATCGCGAAACCGAACGCGCATCAGTTGATATTCCGGCGCGTAGCCAATGGCTGCGACGTTCGAACTTTCAACTGGAACCAGCTCCATTACGAAATCGTCAAAGTCTCGCCACCGCTGATGACGATGCTGCTGTTGGGATTGATCGACGCCGGTTGCGCGGCCGCCGCAACGTTGACGGTGATGAGTTTGGGGTTAGAGACGACCACGCCGTGCGAACCCGCCTCGGCTATGATGTCCTGGAAACCCTGCGTGCCTTGAAGCAGCTTAATCGTTTTCCCGTTGATGGTGACCGGGACCTTCTTCTCGTTTGTGAACGGCATTGCGTTTCTCCTTGAGCCGTAGGATAGCACCCAACAGCCGGTTTACTGCTTCGGTGGTCTTGGCGGGCGCCGCAGGAGCAGGCGCGGCTGGGGCGTTCGGGTCGTGCGGTGGTGCCGGAGGATTCGGCGGGTGAACCGCTGCCGGTGCTGCTGGTGGCTTCGGCGGCGGGAGCGTGCGATTCGGGTCGTAACCTGGTTTCCCTGGCTTGCCGAAAATCTTCTTCGGATACTGCTTGTCCAAGACGTCTTGGTAGTTCTCAAGCCCCAGCTCTTCGGCGAGCGCCATCACGCCGGTCTTTTCGTCGATGCCGACCACCTGGCCTTGCGTGTTGCCGAGCGTCATCGCTTCCGCGATCGCGGTCACGTTCGCGGGCATATCGCCTTCGCGGATGGCCGGGAAAATTACCTTGATTTGAATCTGGTCGTCGGGCTGCGATTGCGAAGCTTCCCTGACGTAAACGCGCTGGCCGTTCGGCTTCGTGGTTCGGGCCATCTCGACGACCTTCTTGTCTTTGGATTCGCGCAGCTTTCCGTTCGTAGCTCCTTGGCTAACCTGAAGCACGTAGGTGTAAATCGTGACGAGCGTCTCGCGCCAACGCTCCTGCTTTTCCATCATCGCGAGTTCGGTAGGCCGATCCAAGGTTTGCGCGGTCGACAGATTCGAGGTTTCCATGTCGGCCAAGAACGTCGGCGGAATCTCGAACACACACGCCACCATATTCCGGTACTCCGCCACGTCCTTCGGGTCACGAATCGCGCCACGGGTATCGAAGGCCGCGAGTGTGGTTCCAGGTCCTGATCCAAATGTCGCGCCAGAAACCGCCGGCGGGTTCATGTCGTACAGATTCGATGTCGGCCCGACTGTCGTTCCGAGCGCGGTCTTCGCGCCTTCAAGGGCCTGTTGGCCGCCCTTGGTCGTCAGCGTCATCGCGATTTGCGAAAGCGCCAACCGCGTCGTGAGGTCGGCTTGCAGCATCCGCGTTCCGTTGCGCGCCCATTCGAGAGCCGCGTAAACCTTCGGTGTGTCAAAGAGCCACTTCCCAACACCGACACCGCCTTTCTGCATCAAGACCGGGCAGTCGGTCATGACTTTGACGCCACCGATTTCGTCGAGCAGCCCTCCGGGATTGTCCATCGCGTATTTCAGCGCCGGGTAGTAAGCGTCCTGGTCGTTCACCGTCGAAACCATTCCGCTGCTCGCTACGAATTTCCTCGAGGTCCACTTCCGGCGATAGTACTGGTGGCAGTCTGTGTCGTCGGGGTCGGTGATGATTTCCTGGATTTCCGTCGCGTCGATTGTCCGCACATCCACTTCGCCGCTGTGGATGTCGTCGGCGAAAAAGCAGTAGAACACTTGCCCGTCATACATGAGCTGCTTGTGAAGGTCCGAGAGCGCCGCTTGGCCGAGGATTTTCTTATTCCGCTGCGCGAAGTCCGCGATCACGTCGTTAGCGTCGTCGTCTTCAGACGACACCTCGACGCCGCGCCCGAACACGTACGAAGCCGTTACGTTGATGCCCCGCTGAATCCAGGGATGCTTGATGAACTGCAACCGCGAAATCAAAATGAGCTGCTGAATCCCCCAGCGTGAGAACTCGAGCCAGCTCAGGTTTACCTCGCGGCGCCATTCCACGTTCTGCAACGCCAGCTCGATATCGCCGGTTGCCCCCTGCGCAATAATCGGCATGGCTTCGCGGACAGCGATTCCGCCAGGCCGTGGGATGTTCTGGTCGATGCGCTGCGAAGCGTAGGTGATAAGCCGGTCGGTTTCTTCGAGGACCTTATCGGGAACGCGCCACGGGCCCGCGCCGGCCATCGCGCGCGCTTCGATGAGTTCCGCTACTCGCTCCCATTGTTCCCTGCGGGATTGTTCACGCGCGGACGCGTCGAACTGGTCAGCGACGAGGCGTTTCAGAATGCGGTTTTCCGCTAAGACTTCCGGCGTGTTATCGATTTTGAGGGAGAGTCGGCGGGCGATATTCGCGAACAGTCGAGCGAACCAGCGGCGCATTGCGGGAATGATACCATGTCCTGGTCCCGTCGCGGCCACACCACGCCAAGGAAAGACACAGGAGTAGGAATAGCGGCCAGATGGTCAGCCGCAAGGGTTTCATACCACCCCGAAAAGGTCCAGCCCTTCAAACAGTTTCTTGCCGTAGAGCATCACGAGCCTTTGACACTCGCGCTCCTGCCACGACGTTGCGTGCAGGTCGAGATACTGGAGCAGGTTTTCATAGCCAGCCCACCACGTTTCAGGAACGTCTTTGAACTGCCACGTCGCGGGCGTTCCGTAGCTCGGCTGGTCGCGATCGCCGTGAATCGCCCAACTGTACATGGTGTTGATTTCCTGCACCGATTTCTCGGGCCAGCGGATGCGCTCGACCATTTTGTAGTGGGCGTGCTTTGAAACCAACCGCCGCTCGCTCGCGCCCCACAGGTGCATCACACCGCCTGCGCCTTGGTTGATGGGTCGATACTGCTGGAACGCGATTCCCCTCGGTTCACGCGCGTGGAATCGGTCACCGCCCCAATGCAAACGTGGGTCATCCTTGAACGCCACAGAGAACCAGCGGTTACCCCAAATGCCGTTTGCGTGATAGGAGCGGATTCCGGCGCGAAGGTTGTAGCCGGGTAGCGAGAGCATCCATTCGTTTCGCTTCCAGTCCTCCTTGAAGTTTCCGTCTAGTTTCAGATTCCCGGTCAGCACCTCATCAGCGTCCACCAGCGCGATGTGGGTTGCTTTCTTGGCTCGCGCGAATTCCAAAAGGTGTTGGCGGTGGGCCATCTCGGGCCACGATTCATCCGCCAAGGAAACTACGTGAACACGTCCGGGAAACTCTTCTTGCAACTGGCCCAGGATATCGCCGGTGCGGTCGGTTGAGGAGTGGTTCAGGATACAAAGCTCATCGCACCATCGCAGCGCCACGCGCGCTGAAAGCCCAAGGCACCACGCCTCATTTCGAACCGGCATCGTCGCTACCAGCTTCATCTGGTCAGGTTCCTCACTAGCGTATTCAGCTTCATTGCAAACACGTGGTCGAGGTGCTCACGAGTGTTTCCGTTGTCAATGAACGCTTGCCTGACCATCTCTGCTTCCATCGGTGAGAAGTCTCGGCATGAGCAATCGCGGCCCTCGTAAAACTTCCCGCGAATCCAGGTGCACATGTCCGTGAACATCAGTAACCTCCGTCCGCTACCAGAATGGTGTTTTCTTTTTCCCCGCCGCGATACGCGAACACGTCAGGCGGTGCGGTGAGTTTCATTTCCAGCCTCCACGCAATCACCGAGGCAGCGGTCTGGTCGTGCCGATGACCCAGTGTCGTCGGTGGGCCGCACGGCGCCGCGCCCGCTTTCCCGACATTCTCCATGCGGTTGGAGTTCCACCACGGCCCCTTGAACGCGCCGGCGTCGGCCATGCGGATGTACTGCGCCAGGAAGTCTCGGCCTTTGTCGTGGTCGAGTGAGATCCCGAACGCGGTCGCCACGACGTGTTTGATTTTCGCGTTAGCGGCGCGCGCCTCATCCCAGCATTCAGAACAGCCCGGCATAAAGCAGGCAGGAAAGAGCGCCGGATACGCGCTGTCGGCGGTCCATTGCGCGTTCGACCATCCGTTGTCTGAGAACCAGTAACCGTCGCGCTCAATCCGTTCCCACAAAGGTTCGAGCGGCGCTATCGGGACAATCGAAGCATCGCACCACAGAAGCGTTGTCGGGCGCGCACGGTGGGTGTAGGCGCTCTGAAGCGCGTAGGCTTTGAACGCGTACGGATTCGCCTCATACCAGATGTCAGGCGGAACGTAGCTCCCGCTTACGTGCGGGTGCTTTTCGTTTCGTGAGCGCGCGGTGTGCGGTGGCGAGTTTGGCGGGAGCTGGTCAGCCCACGAAATAAAGTGCTCGCCGAATCCGCCGAACTTCTTCAACGCTTCCGCGAGACGCTTCTGTCCTCGAACGTACGGCCCGGTCGCGACGTTGAACACCGCGCGGGTCATTTACGCACCAACACGAGGTTTTGCCCGTTCCCGTACGTGACGTTGTAGTGCAGCGGAGTCGCCGCCGCAATCAGCTCGTTATCGCGTCCGTCTGTCTCGACGCACACGCATGTTGGCTGAAGGCCAATCTTCAGCATCCGCAGGAACAGCTCGGCGCTTTGCCCTTCTACATCGAAGTTGATAAAATCGAACCCGCCGAAACGGTTCGTGATTTCCTCGAGCGTGACGACCGGGCAAAGCAGGTGTCCGTAGAATCCCCCGACCGCTGCCCACTTTCCATAGCTCGCGTCGTCGCTCGTCGAGAGCGCGTCATCGGTAACGGCGATTTGCAGGAAGCCTGGCTCCAGCCCGACCGCGGCTTGAATCAGCGTCAAGTCTTCGTCGAAGCCATAACGTTTCGCGCCGCACTTAGCGCACTCGCGCTGCTTCCGCTCTCCGTAGCGTTCATGCTCGCGCTGGTCGACGCCGACCGCGCATTTGGTGCAACATCGGAGCAGCTCAATCATCGGCCCTGGCGCGGGGTCGATCATCACGCCGCTCCAACCCAGTTCCACCAACGCGCGAGTGTTTGAAAAGGTGATGGGGTCCCAGCATCCAATATCCAAGAACTTGCGCGACATCGAACCTTTGAGCGCCGCAAGGATGTGCTTTTCTTCGTCGAACTGCGAGTAGCTCATTTGCACCTCGTAAAATCGAAATCCTTCAATCGCCCGTCCAGCATCGCGTTTTTGACAATCGGATCCGGTACATGGTCGGGCGGTGTGAAGTCGCCGCGCCAGCACAACGCTATCATGTGCGGCGTGAAGTACACCCGGCAATGGAACCCTTGGGCCATGAGGTACTGAACCGCTTCCCGAACGGGCATTCCAGTGAAGTCGTGAAAGATGATGACGCCGGTTTCCGCGAGATGCTTCGCTGCGTTGATGGCGTCTTCTAATGGCTTGCCGGGTTCGTGGTCGCCATCGATGCAAAATAGGTCCGCGCCGAGGCAACCCATCGCGTCGGCTTGTTTGAACAACGCATTGCTCGTCTCGTCGAAGATTCCCTCTCTGTTGTGGAACCCATGGGTGTTGCCGAGAAGCCGATGCCCAAACGCTTTATTCCCGGCTGGATAAATTGGGTCAACAGGAATGCAACTACAGCCGGCCGCCATGATGTGCATTGTGGTCCAGCCGGTGTGCGCCCCGATGTCGACGCCGCGCTTGAACGCGCCAAACATCACCACGTTGTAGAGAATCGCCGCTTCGTCATGGGTCCAGAAACCGCACTTCTTGTACAGCCCAAACACCGGGTCGTCATCGGCTTTGTCGCCCCAATCGCTCGGTACGTCGTGGCCGAAGCTGTGCGGCATGGGCCGTGAGACAAGATGCTTGAAGTGCGGCGTGAGGTCGGGCGCGGTGAGGTTGCTGCGGTAAATCATTTCTTCTCGACTCCGTATATTGGGTCGTCTGGGTCACACCCAGTACTGGAGCCGTCCGAGTAGAGCACAAACAATCGCGGCTGCCCATTCGCGCGATGACCTCGCCGAATCACAGCGGGACAGCCTCTACGGACATTCGCAGGCGTGCCTGGTCGTTCTCCTGGTGCAAACGAGTTGAAGCACTGCACTGCGTCTCCGTCATGTAAGACAACCCCTTTGCGGTCCACACCGATTACAACAGTTGGATCAATTTGTTCAAAATCCCAGCTCATAGCGGCTCACTTCCCGGAAACCCTTCGCGCTTCCGTTTCTCGAATATCGCTTTCGCTTCGTCCCACACCTTCGGGTCGTTGGCTTTTTCAAGGAACGCCGGCATGTCTTTTCTGTGCCCCGTAGCATGACCTGGTTTCGGGCGGCCCCAGTGCTGGTGAATCTGTGTCAGGTCCGGGCGCTGCCACAGCACACCCAGCTTAGTCGCTACGGCTTGCAGCTCTTCGTCTACGTACATGTGAAAGTACTCGGGATAGAGCGGCCCGCGGCCTTGATTGACCCGTCGCGCGAACTCGCGGCCTATCCACGCCGAGCCGCACACCCGGTCTATGTAGGCAGAGCGGACTCTCGGGTTTGGGTTGGTCGGGTCTTCGCCCCAGCGATCGCCGGTGGGTTGCATGACACCGTAGGTTGAATCTTCCCATCCGTGGTCGCCTGTCGGAAGGTTGCGTTCGCTGAAGTAGTCCCGACACTGCGCCGCGATTTCTTCCGCGCTGTGGTCTGGATCCGGGAAAACGTCGTCACCCCCGATGATGAACCACTCGGCGTCGGCTGTTCCGCAAAGCAGTTTCAGTTCATCTTCTTCATTGAGTTTCGGTAGATCTGGGTCAGTTCCGAGCAGCGTAGAGATGAGCTTGTTGACTGCATTCGCGTAACCGGGGTACGGACCCGCCGCGATTTGGCACATATCGACATCGAGATTCTCGCCGTCTTCCATTCGGTCCCGGTCGCGCCAAACCGCAATCTTATACCCGCGCTCTCGCCATGCCTTGGCCCATTCTGCGACTACTTCAGGAGGCCGGGCGCTTGGAACTGTGACCCAGACACTCATGCGGGGTAATCCGATATCAGAATTGTGGTCACGCGCTTCTCTAGTCCTGGTACGACTTTGTCGCTGTCGACGAAGCGTACGCCGCGCACGCTCGCTGTTGCAAATTGACCAACTGTTGTAATCCCAACGTTCTGGTCGCCGTGTTCAGCTACAATAGCCTGAAGCTTCGTGATTATCTCGCTCGCCTTCATTTCAGAATCTCCCTCACGCGATTGTCCCACTCGGGTACTCGTTTCCATGAGCCATTGGACTCTTCGATATTGTACTTGGTGAAGTTGGCTCCGTGGATTCGCGCTATCATGCGCGGCGCCCATAGGTCGGCCATGTCTGGGTTGCGCTCGCTTAAATAGAGCGCGTTGTGAAATCCCGGCGCGTTCTTCCAACGCTCAGGATTGTCAACACTCTGAAACACCTCACCAATCGCGCCGATGGCCGCGACCTTCAGCCCTTGGATGAAGTCCCAGTCCTCGCCGGTCGATTGGGAATTGTTCGGGAGCTTCAGATTGAACGGCTTTCGCTCCCACGTCTTTCTCCAATAGCAAAGCGATGTTCCGAGTGTGGGTTTTGGGACTGAGTAGCTGTAGAGCCACGCTTCTTGGCCCATGCCTGCATTGCTGCGCGCGAAAAGCATTTCGTTGTAACCCACGCAGTCTGCTCCGCTGGCCTGCAAGAACGCGACTTGTTCCGTGATGCGGTTCGGGTGACTCCAGTCGTCGTCGTCCCAGTGAACCAGGACTTCAACATTGAGCGCCCATGATGCCGCGCGATTCCGTAGCTCTCCGATGGAGTAATCCGGCACGTCCTCCACTAGCCACTCGTTTTCCGGCAACATGTGCGAGTAGGTAACTGGCGCACCTGAGGTGTCCCAAATCAGCAGCCGC